GACCACGAGACCAAAAATCTGCCACCCAAAGTGTACGGCGAGGAGCTCGTGGAGCTCGTCAATAATATACAAAAGTTTTATGATACAGAGATAACTTATCGAAACACTATTGAAAAGTATAACGCTGCTAAAAAGGGTATTAATCAACGTGTTGCGTTAGCTGACTTCTCACACATTTCATTAAAGGGTCCACACCTCGCCTACGATAAATGGACGAAGGGGCGGGGAACGACTACCGCAACCGAAACAGCCAGCGCCGCCGGCGCCGCTGCCGCCGGCGCCGCCGCCGCCCTCGTAGCCGCCTCGGACGCCATCGACGACGACGACACCGTCACGAAGCTATCGAAGCAGATAACCCAAAACCCCTTGTTAAGTTTATCCGAAATATTAACGGGAAGAACAATTCTCTTATCTATTTTAGAAGCCCTCCAGCTGCTGGCAGACATAACTGACCGGGACGCCCTGTTAACGAATTTTTTAAATACTATTGTTGATGTTCTCCATGCATTTTGGGTTGCAGCCACCAAACGTCATGCCAACGAAATAAAAAAACGCCGACGCTCGACCACTTGGCCGGCAAAAATTAGTTGGATCAAAGGGACGGATTCTCCCCCAAGTGGAGGACTAATAGACTTTATTTCGAAGGGGTTACCGGAGGATCGCACCCAAGGATCTTTGCACAAGGGGCTCAAAGAAATTGAGGATAATGCGGTTAAACAAGCGGCGCAAGCCAAAAGCGGGCAGCAGAGCGATATACGGGTGTGGGCACCGCCGCAGAGCGGCGGTCGCCGTGTGAAAAGGAAACGCAAGCAAACCGGAGGTGCGAACGGAAATCGGTTTCTTGAGTACGATTGTAAAATAAAAACATTTGTCGCTTTATATTTGACGGCTACTTACACAGATCCGCCTCCATCAGTCTCGCCGGATGCCGCGGCTGACGGCGGAGGCGGAGGCGGCGGAGGCGGAGGCGGCGTGGCTGCGGAAGGTAACGACGATGCCACCACGTATCTGCAAGAAAACGGTATTTTAATACCGCTTCGAGGTGGGGGATACGGATACGCGACCTCACAAGATTTTAATAAAGTCTTCGAGCCCGCTGGTGGCGGCGGTGGAGGCGGCGGCGAGGAGCAGCCCTCCATATTGCGGAAAGCAATGGATTACTGTAAGACAATACAAAGTGAAACTGTTAAAGCCAGCGAGGCTGCAGCAATAGATGATGATGACGGCAACGCAGTAGATGGTGGCGGTGGAGGCGGAGGAGGCGGTGGGGGGGCGCCCGGGGAGGAGTCCGGCATTATTTATAATGATATAGCACATCAATATAATGAAGTTTGGGGCGACGATGCCACCGACGCAAACAAGCTCAATCCGGAAAGTGTAAAAGATTGGCGCGAGGCGGTGCAAGACCAGACCGAAGAAGCACTTAATAACGTGTGGAGGGAATGGGAGAAACTCACAGCTCCGGTGGAATTGGCACCCCCGGCAGCCGCAGGTGACGCAGTAGCGGCTGCTGATGCCGCAGCTGCTGATGCCGCAGCTGCTGATGCCGCAGCGGCTGCTGCGGGCAACGAGGAGGAGGAGTTCGCCGCCCGCGGCACCAAGAAGGACACGGGCGACGAGGAGGAGCTCGTTGGGACACAGACCGATGTGTACGACGAAGGATCGCAACAGGACCCTGATTCCACAGGCTTCTTTGAAGTCTGGAAGCCCACCCCCCGCCGCAACGAGTCCTCACTGGCAGCGTTCGCGCCAGCTGCCGCGAGCTCTCCCCAACCCGCGGCACCAGCGCACCCGCGGCGTCCGGGCGCGCTGGTGTCGAAGGGGCGCCGGGCGCTCTTCGGGCGCCGCGGCGGCAAACGCACACGACGCCGAAAACGCAAGAAAAAGCAGACTCGCCGCCGAAAATACAAGAAAAAGAAGCGCAAACAAACAAAAAGAAAACAGCGCCGCAAAAAGCGGAAACGCAACACCAAGCGGAAAAAACGACGTTAAATAGTTATTATTTATAACAATAATTATTTAATATACGACGGCAATTTATCAACATCAAATACTTTTGCGCGCTTATTCTTTTTGCGCGATGTGATAAATTTTCGAAAGATGGGATTCTCTATTTCTTTTTCGGGAGGGCAATGATGGACAGTGCGCACAATCATTTTATACAATTTAAATTCTGGATATCTCTCATCACCATTTGATTTATATAGTATATTGCGACCTGTGTCGTCCTTGCACCAATTATCAACTAATTTCGTTATGGGATCGGTTAATTCTTCTTCACGGTTTTCTTCAGTGGGATCAAAGAAATCATAGAGGGAACATCCCAAACGACATAAGTCAAAACTGGGATTAGGTTCTAATCGAGGTTTATTTTCATTCAAATATGGAGCACAATTATATTGAGTCGCAGCATCTCCTTTTGGGTGAAAGCTATCGCTGCAAATGCGCTTTCCTTTGTATTTATAGATGGCGCGCCCAAAATCGATAATCTTGTAGATGCGACCGAAGGTGGGGACTTTATAAAAGTTGCCCTTATAACGATAACAGAGAAAGGTTTTATCGGTTTTTTTGTACATAATATTATTGGTGTGGAGATCATTATGTGTCAAATCGAACATTTTGCGATAGATTACAAGACTCATGACAATTTGAAATAGGCAAGATCTCCATGCTTCGTTATCCAAGTCCTCTAAAATGCTGTCGAGAGTTCCATCAAGTGCTTCTAAACAAATTATTTGAACTGGAAATTTCTTTAAAATAGCCTCAATAATATCTTCACCCATCGTGGATAATGACTCAGCCGACCCCGAGCTTTGACTTTCTGTGTCTTGGTCGGATTCTTCTTCTTCTTCTTCTTCTCCATCTGATTCGTTAGATGTATGAGAGGACCTTGAAGAACACATTGAACTATTCGTGGATGCAGTTGTCTGATGCCTTATATTATTTTTAGAAGGATCATCAGCTATAAATACTTCGTTTAACAATTCTTGATCGAGCGGTGATGTATCATCAACATTTACTTTTAAGCTATCGCCTAATTTTAGCCGGCGTTTGTAATTTCGCGTATTAAAACTGGAAAAAAGCTCTTCATAAGCGCTGTCAATACTAAATTTTCCCCCTTTGTTTTTATGAAAAAAATCTGATTCACATAAATAATCTATGTCGTCGGCGATATTATAGTGAAAATTATCCTTGATTGCTAAAAAAGATCCATAAAAATCTATTCCGTGGTAAAAGCCGTGCGTATGAATAGCTTTACTGCTTAAAAAATAAAAAAAACTATCAATATAAGCTGCATTATTTGATCTATTTAGTTTAGAAATACAATCGTTTTTTTCTAAAGAAGGTAGAATATCGACCGTTTTTTTCTTATATTTTCCAACCAAAAATTTTATAGGATCCAACAATGGTGAAAATTTAAAAAAAGACGGAACTTTTTTTTCCTGATCATCATTTTTAATCGTACAAATGTATTTGTTCTCGCCATTCTTTTGGACAAACTCTGTTATATGCCACTTGTGATTTAGATTTATACTATTGAAATTGGTTGCATTTAATGCAAAAAATTCATTGTATAATGGTACAAAATTCTGAATTTTAGAAATATCATCTAAAGTAGCTAAAGTGTGTGCATTTTTATTTTTAGTATAATTTATGGAAAACATTCAATAATATAGGTTAAACAAAAATATATTTAATTATTGCGTATTTACAACCCTTTTATATTCTTAAATCAAAGTAATGAATCTTGAATTGAAAAAATTTGATATGAAAAATATTTCATTCAAGCCAAATGAAAACAATGGTCCAGTTGTTGTATTTATTGGGAGGCGTGATACGGGAAAGAGTTTTTTGGTAAGAGATCTCCTTTATTATCATCAGGATATTCCTATTGGAACCGTTATCTCTGGGACGGAATCTGGAAATGGCTTTTATGCCCACCATGTTCCAAAATTATTTATTCATGATGAATATAATACTGCCATTATTGAAAATGTATTAAAACGTCAGAAGATGGTATTGAAGCAAGTTAAAAAAGAGAAGGAATCGTATGGTCGCTCCAACATTGATGGGAGGGCTTTTGTTATTTTGGATGATTGTCTCTGGGATAATAGTTGGGCGAGAGATAAAATGATGAGATTATTATTTATGAATGGACGTCATTGGAAAATAATGACAATAATTACAATGCAGTACCCTCTGGGTGTCCCGCCCAATCTGCGCACCAATATTGATTATACCTTTATTTTACGGGAACCTTATATTACAAATCGCAAGAGGATTTATGAAAATTATGCGGGTATGTTTCCTACCTTTGAGTCATTTTGCCAAGTTATGGATCAATGTACAGAAAATTATGAATGTCTCGTGATAAGTAACAATGCGCGTTCTAATAAATTAGAGGATCAAATATTTTGGTATAAAGCAGAACCACATAATGATTTTAAATTAGGTTCCAAGGAATTTTGGCAACTTTCCGAAGATATTGTTTCTGATGATGAAGATCAAGTATATGATCCCAATGCTGTGAAGAAAGGACCAAAAATTAATGTTAAAAAAAGTAAATGGTGATTATCCAAAAGGGGGGAATACCCATTGGAAACTTATAAAATGAAGAATTCGTTTCCACCACGATATCTCTGGCTCATTTTGCTGCTGCTGCAATAATTGATTTTTATGTGCAGTCTTGATGATCTCTTTGTGAACTCTTTTAGGATTATACATAATATACTATACCCCATACAATCATTTAAGTTCATTGCATTCTTTAATTTTTTTCGCAGTCTCCATAAATTTATGGATAAGTATCTTTCTTTGTTTCATTTTATACAATAATAACTCTTCGGGATCCTTAAATGTAGGTGTCCACCGCGCCCATACATTATCTTTATTCGCTTGTTCCCACCAGCGCGTATTGTTTTTCGAAAATGAAACCATTCCAACAAATTCTTCTTTGTAATGTATATTTACGTCGAATATTGAATTATTTGTATGCCAAAAAGATTCAGGAAAAGTACAATGTTTAAAAAAATCTTCCACATCTAAGCTCTCGTCCATTATTATATATGTATAATAATAGACTTTATATTACTTCC